TCCTGGTAGTATTTATCCTTCATAGCATCAAGCTCCTTACGGGCTTTAGCAACTTCTTCCTTGAAAGCCAATTTCTTTTTTCTAATATCCCTTGGCTCATCAAGCTCCTCATCGTAATCAAAATTGTCTTCCATAAGGAAATCAACTTCTTCTTTTTCAAGATGAGGTTTAGTTTGTTTGTAATACTCGTTGAGTAATACTTTTTCATTTACATTAGAGTAATCGTGATTTAATCTTACGTAATCCTCTATTGTTCCACCTGTATTAGACATAAAGTCTACAAGTGATTGTATGTTTTCAGGTAATACTTCACCTTGTGTAACTTGGTTTTTAACAGCTTGCTCTGCTTCTTCGTAAAGTTCTGTTGTTTTTTCTTCTACCTCTTCTTCAGTTATTTCTTGAATTGTAACTTCTTGGGCAATGTCTTGGGGTTTGGCGTGTGTCTCTCCCACTTCTTTGCCATCTGTGGATGGTTCATGTGCATCCAGGCTCTCTGTGCTTGACTCTTGAATGGCGTCTGTTTCTTTTTTTTCTGTTAAATCAACCTTTATAACATCTGACACAACTTCTCCCTGTGCTTCAGGTTTTGTTAAATCAACTTTAATTGGTTCGTTGTTCGATGTATCGGAAAATTTCTTTGGTATTTTTTTCTTACCTTTTAAAGAAAACTCACCTTCTTGCTTGACCTCTACGGCCTGATTTACTTCTGACATAATATAATATTATAAAATTAAAAATTATTTAGGACCAAAGGCTTCTAAGCCAAAGTCACCTAAACTATCGTTAGTAGATTCAAAATCAATAGGCGTTCCATCGTTTTGTCTCTGCTGTATCATTTGTGATTGCTGTGTTCCTATTATTCTAGCTCTTTTGTCTTTCCTGTCTTCAATATCTCCTTCTTTGCCTTTCTCTCTCCATTGAATCTTTCTTTAGCCAGTTGTACATTGTAATTAAACTCTTCAGCCATAAGCTCTCTTTTATACTTGCTTCGGCTTGCATTCGCTGTATTTCAAACTGAGACTTAGCTTGCTCTAACTGCATTTTTTGATCAGTTAGTATTTGCTGCTTTTGAGTCTCTGCCATAGCTGTCTGTTCTGCTAGTTGACCGTTTGCTTGAGCTTGAGCCTGCATATTGGCCTGAGATGCTTTTTGATCTCTCTCTTGCTTTATTCTACGTTTTTGCTTAAGCATTTGATTAGCTAGTTTTAAATTACGTATCTGCCTAAGGTCAATAGCGTCTTCTAAATCAATGCCACCGGTTTGCAGTGCAACTTGTATATTCTGTTCAAGCTGTGATTTTTCCTCTTCGTCAGGTTCAAGATCTAAGAATATACCAAAATCGTGAAGGTTTAAGTTAGATATCTCGGATAATGTTTGAACATTAAACGTTGATATAGAATTTTTTAAAGCTTCAGCTGTTAAAGGAAATCTAACTACATCAGCTAGCTTTTTAGAAATGTTCTCACACAGCCTTAGTGTTAAATACAAACTTGCGTCGTTAATGTGTTTGGTAGCTATATTTGATTGTTGTGCAGCTATTTTTTGTAGCCCAACTAATGTATCTCTATCTGGTAAACTACCATCTCTAGCCTCATTAAGACCTGTAACGTCTCTAATCATTTGAACATAAAAGTTATACGTACTTACTAAAGCACCTATCTTTCCTTGTCCTGACGATGATGATAATTCTTGAACCGGTACTTTACCAGCATTCATAGCTCCGTCTTGAGTAAGCGATCTACCAACAACAGAACCGGTTTGAAAATACATGTTTAATGCCTCAGCTGGATTATAGTTGGTACCATTACCAAGATCAACTTCCGCTAAACCATCCATATCTAAGAACACACCGTCTGGTACCATTCTTGATATTACTTGTTGCAATTTTAAATGAGTCAACTGAATCATATCAGCAAAACCCATAGTCTTACTCACTATCGACTCTATTCTACCTTTGTATATTCTAGGAGCACAGATAGCGTAATTCATTTCTACCTTAGTGGTATCCGCCATGGGCCTAGTCATATTCTCAGCCATTCTCCAATCTAGCATCATGTCAGTTCCTAGAACTTTAACACCTTCAAATAAAACCTCTATACTTCTTGAAACCCTGTCAAATTTGTCACTTGGTGGAGGATTAAATTCGTCTGTCTTTACTAGTATTTTTTCTAAACCTTGATCTGTTTGCTTTAACTTAAACACTTGATCCATGTAGGTTTTGTACTCAAAGTATAACACTTGAACAGTGTTTTCGTCATAAGCTCCCCATCCGTATATATAGTTTTGGTTGCTATATGATTTCTGTATTTTAGACAACGCTTCGTCTGATATATGAGGAAACTGTTGTTTTATTTCTGCTATAGTAACAGCCTTAACTTCACCTACATAATATATATCTTCAAAGTTTGGATCTTCCGTATACGAGTGTATCATATAAGCAGGATCTACATAATCTAAAGTTATGCCTTCTGATATGTTAAAATTTGTTTTAGCCGCCGCAATACCAAGTGTTACTAGATCGTAGTTTAGTCTACGCTTTAACAACTCATATTTATTTTTATCTAAAGTCTGTGTTATAGCTTCTTCTTCAGCTATTTCAATAGCTTGTTTATAAGATAACTGCAAGTGCAATTCCATTTCCTCCATTGTCTTAGGAAGATCTATAGGTGGTATATTTGTTTTAGATATATCTTGACCTGTATTTTTCTTTACCTCTTGTATTATGCCCTGGCCAAACATGTCCATAGCTAGACCAGATGCGTAGTCTGTTCTTTTTTTTATAGACACTGGATCGTTAGCATAAGCTTTTATGTCATAATCTTTGTTAGATATACCGTTGGTTAGTATATCCACAAATTTAGATAGTATAGGAACTGGTTTCCAATCTAAATTAAGATAAGACAAATCACCATTAATAGATAATTCATCTTTGTATTTTTGTGTTGATTGTTCTCCTCTAGCATAAAGTCTGCGCTCATGATAGTTGTTAAAAGAGGTTAAATATCTATTTCCATTAGTTCTACCCTGTGCAAACCATTCTGACTGTATGGCATCAGCAACTTGCGAACCATACTTAGAACTTAGTTTTTCCTCCAAAGGCACTACCTGATTGGGAAACGCACTGTTAGCATTATAATTTATATTCATTTACTTTATAATTTTAGAAGCAATACCGGTGTTATCATATTTTTTCATACCTAAATTGTAAGATATAATTTCTCTTTTTGGTATAGGTCTATATCTATTTTTATTGCACGCCATAAGAGCTAATCCAGAACTTATAGATGCATCGTGCTTTGTCCTGTTGTTTATGTTAAATCTACTCCAGTCGTTTAGTGTTTTTTGAAAATACATATCACCATAACCTTTGTCTTGTAGACCTATAAAGTTTTCTATATACGTCTCTATAGCAGCGGCATGTGCTTGTTTTATGTCTTCACTTGAGTTTGGTATACCACCAATTTCTTTTTCTGTTATCGACAATTTGTTGTAGATTTTATCTGGCCTATTCATAGAAAAACCTCTATAACCTCTACGTTTAAAGTGGTATAATAATCTAGGTTTATTGTTTTCACACAGTATAGGCATTCCATAAAATACACAGGCCATAAGTACGTCTTCAAAAAATATCTCAGCCGTCTGAGGTCTTGCAATGTATTCTAAGAAAAAATGATTAGGTGGAACATCAAGCATACTAAAACTAGTTAAACCATGAAGAGCTCCATTAGATCCTCTGTTGTCAACAGTACCTGATATATCGTAGCTATCACAGCCAAAGGCACCTAAGCCATCGTTACCAGGATACTTAACCCCACTCTTTACTATTACACGATTTTGTAAGTTTTCAGGTGGAACCCAAGTAACTAAGAATCTACCGTTGTTATTTGGAACAAATATGACACTGGTATCTTTTATACCATCTCTCCACTGAAAGCTGCCTTTAGTGACTAGAGAGCTATGTCTTAAGTCACCGTTAAAATCTATTTGCTCATATATCTTAGTTAGATTAAATAGCGATTGTTTTGCTTCGTCTCTAAATGCATGCTCTTCAGTTCTTGGAAATTGTCTATAAAATTCGTTTAAAGCATCTTGATCTCCTTTTAAGCCATCAACTTCATTCTGCCAATAATCTATTACACCTAAATCTATTATATCTCCATTTGGTCCAAGAGTTTCAGTTTCTGGTGTTTCGAATACAGGTAATCCAAAAGAATCAATGTATCCTTCGTAGTTCCATTCCATA